ATCCAGACAAAGGAGGAACTATCAGTGGTGTACTGGGTTCCAACGCTTCGTCATTAACGTCGCGTCCCGTGCGACGTACCGGGAGGGGTCGCTGTCTCTCAGGTCACTTGTCAGTGATCGTAAGAGGCGCTCTGCTCCGTCAAGGGGGGTGACACGACTTTTTGGTCGTACAGCCCAACTAAACACCTCGACAGCACAGCGAGATTCGCTCCACCGGGTCTTAAGACCACGAAGGTCATTATAACCACGGACAAAGCTCACAAACGACTGTTGAACTGCAGTTACTGGGATCTCTCCTAGTATTGACTGCAACCAATCGTCGATGAAATCGCGCGTATGGTGACAACCCAACCAGTGTAACTGGTCGCTATATGCCGCCCACGCAACAATTGAACCCCCATCGGTGTGCTTGACGGGGAGATTTTTCTTGATTCGTTGCGGAGTGACTACCTCACCAAGGTAGCCATCAACTCCACACGACTCTCGAAAGAATCCACGATAGCAACTCTTGTCTTGATTGACCAGTAACCCGAAGGCTTCTAAGTTGCCAACAACCACGGAGACATACTGTGTCGGAACGATTATATCGTCGCCGAACACATATACGCTCGCAGCAGCGACTTGTACTGACAAGCCCTCATGAACGAGGGCTGCCACGGCCAAGGACCAAAAGACAAAACTCTCAACAGGAAAGCATAAAGCTGACCCCATGGGAGCGTACTTTTCAATGTCCATTCTCTCCCCATTAGGGAAGAGGACCGCAGTCGAGCGCGTGACGGCTAGTATTTCTGCAATCCCTCGCGGGAATAGCATCTTTACGAGCCGCCAAGATACCAAATCGGAAGCATCCTTCATATCGATCGTTGCCATATTGCTACCAAGCGGGTCGGAAGATCCGAGCGCGAGGTTGCCATTTATGTCTTGATCGTCGAAGTTTATCTTCCCCCTCGTCAACGGATGTCTCTCGATAGTCTCAACGACTTTTCGGGCGACACCCTGCTGTAGGTACTGGAGCTCCAGTGGTTCCGCACAAATCGTGCGAGGACCCCTAGAATCCTTCGGGACAAACACGACTTTTGAAGTCCATGTTTCTACCCAATCGATTTCCCAGTACCTCCGGAGGTAATTGATGTTATGCTCGATGTCCGAAGATCTCAATCCGCCGATACTTTCGTACCACGGAAGGATCCGGTGTAGAGATTTCGAGTAGCGCATCATATGCCACTTCTCGTCATTCCTCTCTCCAGTCGCGACAGAGCCAGGCCCATGCTTGTGGTTCAGTGATGACCGCGGAAAGTCCTTAAAAAGACGATCCGCAAGTTGCTGAGCAACCTCGATTCGCCGCTGGTAAGACGGAGAACCGTACCATTGTGACTGCACCTTGTCTTCGTTCGCTTTGAACGAAGCCATGGCAGCAGACACCTGCTCCACAGTTGGGTTCTTCTCCAGTTTATAGAAGAAGTATAAGACTGTCCGGATCAACCGGATAGCCTCCCCAGCGTCTGCCCTAGATACAACTCGACGGGGTTCTTCCTCGTCGTAGTCGTAGACATGCTGGAACTCCTGTTCCATCATTTGTCTGTGCAGATTTACACCTGCTTGAACAAGTGAATGGACCTCGATAGGCACATTCCAGGTTACGTACGCCATAACGCGCATTGCGTTGGGGCGTAACGTCTCCTTGTTGTACTTAAACAGAAGATCGTGAACTACTACATTTCGGTAGCAGAACCCGGGCGTCGAGAGGTCGAGGTATTTAGCCTTGCCCCCTTCGAGGTACCCGTCGAAAGCTCTTCCGAGCTTTGGTAACTCTCTTCTGAGGATTTCCAGGTCTAAAGCATCATGCTCTAACGATGATGAAGCACTGTCTTCACGCACGTATGCGCGATTCAGGCTACATTCATCGAGTAGACCAAGTTTGCTCAATCTAATGCTGACGTCAAGCACTAATTTGTGAAATAACATGACCAGATTCTGGTCCTGCGATACGGTTTGCATATTTGTTCTCCGTTGCAGGTCATTGACCCACATGATCGTGGTTCTTCTCCCTATTCATAGAACAGGGATTTGAACAAAGGAACGAGCGCATCATCGATCACTCCGGTTTTACCCATTGTGTACGATAATGCCATTAAAGACAGGAGGGTTACCCCTCTTGCACCTTTTTGGACATTTCGCATGTTTGCGAATTGAATACGACCAACAGGTCCTCTTCTTACCGCGACCCTTACAACGAGTAACGCTCCACGTACATGTACGCGGAACGCAATCAATGCAGGGACAGGGATATTTCCCTTTGTAGTTCGAGAGGTCCCGGGCCATTTAGGTCTCATTCCTCAGAAGTCGATCAACGAACTCCGTATCGGAAAGCACAGCAATAACGCGATCGATTGATGCGTTAATCTGAGCACGGTTCAAAACCGTAGAGCCGGACACCGTGGACAAGGTAAACGACGACTTAATGCCGTCAAATTCCAAAGCCGTGGCATCCCACTCTTTGTCGAGCAGGAGTACGTTGTGAACCTCGGTCCGTTTGGCCGAGTTCTTACGTACAGGACCCGAAGAATGCCGAATTTGGATGGTTTGCTCACGAGTACCGATGACGCTGTCAACGTCAAGGTACTTAGAGTCCTTCGAATTCGAAAAGATTCGGGAATAGTTGTAAGTCGTTTCACCGACTTCGACGATCAGTGGATCTGTGTATGACATGGTTCTTTCCTTAGCGCATTGCGCCGTTGTTGTATGGCTCCTACCTTCGAATCCGGACCTTGACATTTCCGCGTCTCCATTTCTGGGGACGCTTCTGCCAAGCTACGGACGATAGGTTACCAAGTTGCTGCCCCATCACTGGGACTTTGAAGAGGTCTGTGAAGGACAGTGGATCTAGTGATAGACCCACAACCCTTATATACCTTTTTATCGTGATCGGACCAAGGTACTCACGTACTCCGGTCCCTGCATTCACGCAATAGACATCGAACACAGCACGGATCTTCCAAGAAGAACCGACCTGATTGAGTTCAACACTTCCGTCCCAAGGGTCGAAAGGTTGATTCATCACAGCTGTGAGATCTTTGATCAACGACGTGAAGTAGTCCACAACCCACGAAAACGGGGTGGCTTCCCACAACGCAGAGGCGAGATTGTACATACCCATCTCACCCAACCACACATTAGTAGTGGTTAAGAGGTGCAGTGGCAAGTGATAAATCATTGTCGCCGAAGCGAAATAATCAGCACTGTACGACACCATCTCGGCGACATAAGTAGCCGGGATATCATGCGCAATCGGTTGGGAACCGAGAGGCCCACCACTCCAGAAGCCCTCGTAGAATTCGCCGGGGCCGCCAATTACGACGGAAACCGGCTCATCATGCTTGTACGCTCCAAAGCGCCGTGCATGTGTACGAGTGGCACGATGATTATGCGCGATCAACCACTGGACCTTACGGTCTGCGTGGTGAACGGAGCAGAACATCGCCTCAATGTCCCCTAGCATCGGGGCAATAGCGAAGTTCCACGCCAGCCAGTAGGCTGTTGTGGAGTCGACACCTGTCGTCATAAGAGACTTCAGAGTGGCAACGAAAACTTCCTGTTGCTTCCGCCAGCGGACAATTACGCTGATCGCTTTCTTCATTAGGCCACCGAACTCAGTGAACATCTCAAAGATGCTCGCAAGGAGTTCTGCCCGAGGAGTTAGCAAGGAAGTCAGGCTTTTGTAAGCAAAACTTCCAGCGCGTTGTAGCGCTTCAGCATCCGGAATTGGTATATGCAGAAAGGCCGCGTAAGCGTCCGGTTTCTGACCACCCGGATCTGTCGTCACGACAGTTCCGAAGAAGTCAGTCTGCGCACTCGGTGGTCGCGTTTTATTGACGATCACCGTATGGTTGCATGGGTTGTTCCAGACCTGCTGACATCCCCTCGTTGTGACGATCCGATCCATCCTGGATGGAACGAGCATCGGCTCATTGAGGTGACGTTGGAAGATCTCAGGATAAGTAAGCGGGTAGGAAACGTCTATGGAAGTATCTTCCTCGGCGTTCTTCTCTTTGATTATCCCCACCTCACACTTAGACGAACGCGTCTTTCGTGTGCGGGGAGTTTTCTTAGGTTTCCGCTTAGTACAGCCCATATCCAAAGTTGGGATACCGTATTGGAATCCTACTGATGGCATAGCAACCTCCTCTTCTGGACATGCGATAAGCACGCAGCGTTAGCTGAGAGGCCCCTTAC